GCAGTATAACGTGCTGTGTAGCTTTCTTGAGCATCGTCATACGAAACAGCAGCACCTTCACCTTTGGTTGGGGCAGAGCCGAAACCTGTGAATAGTACTTCTTCTTCAAATGCACGATCTGAGTTTTCTACATCGAAGAGGACATCATGTTCGTTGTCCACTTCTCCATACTCCATACCGAATACAGCATTTAAGCCCGGCAGGAGTTCTTTACTAATACTAGCTCTATTAATAGCCATGATTAATTCCTCCTATTAAGCTGTTGATGCCGTAGCCGTTACATAACGGTCACGGTGAGTATTAAGAAAAACTTCCACTATTGGATATGCATCCCCATCACCTTCGTCAGGGAAAGCAGCCCTAGCAATACCTCGAACAGCAGCAACGGCTTCTGTGCCTGATGCTCCATCAAGATAATAACTAGATTGTCCTGTTACAGTACTTCCAGAGGATGCTGTGGAGCTAACCGTTACATTATAGTTTTTAACGATCAACATCTCAGCAGCCGATAAAGTTAGTGATGCCTGAATATAATAAGTTTGATCAGGATCAGTTATTACGAAAAATTTAATATCCGTAGCACTCGTTCCACCGGGCCAATACCGGGAGAATTTCTGCTCACCATTTTCAACATATTGACAACCCATGAATACTCCAGAAGGTTTCAACGTAGCAGCAATATACGGAGATATTGTTGCAAAGTTTGCACCGGGAAGTACCACTGGATCACCAGTAAAAATACTATTAGTTGGTGTACCAGCTAGGCCAGTAGATGACCAAGCAATGATATCAGTTACAGCTTCATTGTTGTAACCACCACCTTTTTTACGAGCAGGAGTAAAGCCACGAAATGCTTTTGTAGTAGACATATTACACTCCTATTGTTATTAAAGGTAGGCTAGTCTTGAAAAGAAGGTTGCCGACCTTTAGTTGTTACCGATTTACTTGTGTTAGAAATTGGCATACGAGAGTCAGAGCTTTTCATTAGTTGTGCATTTACTGCATCCATCATATCATTAGCCTTCTTCTCATAGAATTTCTGTCTGGCCTTTACCTTTCCACTTGGCATTTTAGCCAAAGCTAAGTCTCCACGACAGACTGTTCCTTGGTATCGACCATCTTCCCTTACGAAGGATGTAACACCCATTTCGGGAACCTCATCAGCAGTTACGAAGACCCATCCCTCTTGTAGTCTTTTACCTACATTCGTGATGTCATCTTGACCTCTTACAGATATACGAATCCAACGGAGAGACATTTGCTCACTGTCGAATCTTGCTTGTACCGATTCTGGTATTTGGAGGGCATCCGGCTCCTCAAAGGTCCATTCTTCTTCTCTTGTTTCAGTTTCCCTAGTTTCGTTACTACGTATTTGATTTCGTGTCATTAATCTTCTCCCACGTTTAAGTTATATTAGTATAACTACCTTCAGCATCATCGACCTTCAGCTTTTCGGCAGCATATTGTTCAAGTGGTATATTCCATTTCTGAGCTAACCTAACATCTTCTTTAGATAGTTTAACTTTATTAGAACTGGATGGGGACAAACGTGACGACCCCGATACTACTTGAGCAGGTGTTGACGTATTTTCCTGCACACGTTCTTCAGTTTCTCCCACACTTGGAGAGAAAGCTTTTTTAATCCTGTTATCAATTTCTTGATAAAATTCTTCATCACTTGGATCATATCCTTCTCCTTTGAGTTCTGCATCTATTGCTAAAGCAGCAGCAGTTTTAATATTATCTTGTCCAAACCAAGAATTTTTAGCAGCCCATTCTTCGGCCAAAGGATCATTTTTAGATTGAACCTGTGGTTGAGGAATTTGTTGCTGTTGAACTGGAGCAGGTTCTGGTTGATTTTCATATCTTATCTTTGCTGTTGATACTTGTTTTAAATCATTCTGTGCTTCATTCAACATCTCTTGTGCTTTAAGAACTCTTTCTTTATCTCCTTCTTCAAAGGCTTCCATATAGACGGATCTGGCAAGCTCAAGTTTATCATTTAATTGTTTTTCAGAAGCATCAAGACTTAATTTATTTACCTCGTTTACTTCTTTATCTTTCGTTCTGAGGCTATTACCTAGTTCCTCATTTTTTTGGATGAGAGCAGCAATCTGTTCATCACGTTCTTTTCTTTGTCTTATTAGTTGTCTTATTCTTTTTTCAGCACCCTTAGTTTCTATACCTTCTAATTCTGGTGCTTTTTCTTCTTCTTCCTTCTGAGGCTCTGGTTCTGGTTCTGGTTTAGCTTCTACTTCAGGTGTAGCTTCTTCTTCTTCTCCTTCTACCTCAAATTCAACTTCTTTCTGCTCCTCATTCGGGATCTCTACTTCACCCCAATCTTCTTTTTCTTCACTCATATTTACCTCCGTTGTGTACGAGTCAACGATTTAACGTAACTATATTATACCATAAAATTAACTATTTCACAAATTAAGCTGACCCTTTAGTTAAATTAAATGTAGGGTCAAGATCTTTTGGATCTTCTACTTTCATAGTAATTTGATCATCAAAGAGTAAAATAAATCTTACTCCCTTATAAAATAGCTTAGTTCCTGTATGCTTACCGTAACATACATGATCTCCTACATTACACCATGCTCCAGCAGGAAACTTATCTTTATCCATGTAAGCTAGATCACCAAGAGCTACTACTCTACCTACTGTAGTAAGGTATGACATATCTTCTTTGGTTGAATCTGGTAGAAGAATACCACCTTTAGTTTGGCTCTTAACAGATACTGGACGTATCAGGACATGAAATCCCGGTAGTTCAGGCAATACTTCTGGATCTGCTACTTCCTCTGGATCTGTAATCCATAGATCATTTTTAACGGACTTTCCCATTTGTACTTGTTGCATCAGTCTTCATTTTCTCCATATGTTCGTTTTTTAATAATATCAGTTATATTTTCTCTAGCCCACTCAAGACTTTGTATTGATCCTACAACTTGTCTATAGTGAGCATAATCTTCAGCCGTACCATTACCTAAATGTATTCTTAACTTTTGAATTTCATTTGCAAGTTCTTGTATGACTTCATCCCAGATATCCATCTGGTATTAAGATCCTTTCTTAGGCTTTGGTGCTTCCCAAGAATCTTTGTCCCACTCATTAAGAACAGATCTTATGTTACGACCACCTGTCACATCTTGTGAATAGGCATCACCAAAAGATTTAGAACTGTCCTTTACATGAGAGGGATAACCTTTACCCTTCTTCATTTCCATTTTTAGTCTCCTGTTTAGATTGTTCAATAGCCATTTTAACTAATGCTTCAAGACCCTTCATATCCAAATCTTTTTTATCTTTCTTAGATTGTTTAAGAAGATCTTCCATTAGTCTTTCTTTAGTTCTTTCATTTTCAGCTTCTATTTTAGATTCTTCAATACTTACTTTAGATAGAACATCCATTGTTTTTATTTCTTTTTTACTTTCTCTATCTTTTTCAGCTTTCTCTCGTTTAAAATTATCTGATGCTCCAGATTTAAGCATATCTATTATTTGTTCGTTTTCATCTAATTCAAGTTGTTTATTCTTAATTTCCATTTCAGCAGCTTGAACCACAGTATCTGATTGTAACTTCTGCTTCTGTAATTCTACCTTGGCTTGTTCAAGGGCTACAAGTTGTTGCTCTGGAGATTGTGCCATACCCATAGCTTGATTAGCATTCATAACTTGTTGTGCTGCTTGAGCCATAACCATTTCTACTACAGCAGGATCTTGTTGTTGTTCTGGAGGTATTTGTTGTAGAGCTTGCTCTGCTACTCCATTCATCTGTTCTTGATACTTCATTACAGAATGCTCTTGTATATTAGCTTCAAGTATAGGACGTATTCTCTGCATAATAGGATTAGCACCATTGGCAGGATCTTGTAGGTATGCCATCTTGGTTTGTATATGAGCATCATGGTTTTGCCCCGGAAAGGATGCTATTGGTATTCCTTTGGTAGCAGCCATGATATCAGATACAGGGTCCATAGGTTTAGGTTCTATCTTTGGAGGAAGTATCTGTTCCAGATTAGGCATATTGGCTGCATTAAGTATTGTTCTATTTAATGCTTCAAGATTAAACATACCGGGTGGTGACTGTTGTGCCATTTGCAGAGCCATATTAGCCATCATCATACGATGAGCATTAGAAGGTATATTAGGATCTGATACTGGAACAATATCTATACGTCCATCAAAGTCACTCTTGAATATACTACGATCTTCATAGGGAACATCATAAGGATATTCATTTGGTAGATAATCATAATCTATTTTAGCTAGGATTCTAAACTCATCCTTTTGTGATTTATGCACTCGTTTATGTATAGCTGTAAAGAACTTACTACTAGCTTCTAGTAAAGCCATAGTAGTTCCTACAGGTCCATAGGAGGCAGCATCAGAAATTACTTGTTCTGTGCTGTCTGCAAACCTCTGACCAGCAGAAGCTACAAATGAGAGCATTTGAAATAGAGTCGAGGAAGGCTCTTTATAGGGGAGAGGAATAATAGCCTTAGATAAATCTACTCCAGTTGCTTCCACCTCCTTGAACTCACCGGGGGATATAGGTTCGTTATCACCAACCATCCTAAGTCCCTTGGCTTTAAAACCTCCCGGTAAATTAGCAAACTGTCCTGCATCTATAAGGGATCTCATTGCAGCAGTTGCACTCATAGTGAGATTACCAAGGAAGTGTATAAGTCCTAGTCCGTAGAAACCAAAGCCGGGTACAAATCTGTAGTGAACAAAATGACTACGTTTTTCCATATTAGGATCATTCTGTTCATAGTTTCTACGAATACTTAGTACCTGTCTGCTCTGTTCTTCTACAGTTACGATATAAGGTAGAGATTGATCTTGACCTTCTATATCAAGATAACAATGTTGTTCCAGTAAAATATACTGTGGATCTTTATCAGAGCTAGGAGATATACCTAATATCGTATCCATCTTCTCTGTAAAGGATGTTATATTTGTATTGTTAGGATCTGGAAGTTCAATATCTTTATAAACTCCGGCCCTAATATCTCTTTCTATTTCTACTGGACTACGATAGATAACATGTGTATAACGATCTGCATTTCTTAGATCCGTAGCAAAGTAAGACACATAGAATTGATCTATAGGTATAAACTCTGATACAGGACGTTGTAATGTAGAATCATAATATATCTTTTTAAATGCTGATCCTATCAGGGGAAGATGGAACAGCATTCTTTCAAACTCATCAAAGTATTCTGGCATCTGCTCAGTTACCTGATAGTTCATAAAGTTCTGTACTCTATTGGCTTGCATCTCCTTCTCTGGAGTTGACTTACCAAGTATGTTAGCCTTTACAGGACCAGAACTAGGAAATAGTTCTCCTGAAGCTTTGGACTGAAACTTAACAGCAGACTCAATAAGAAGTGGGTGTACGGCTGTACATGCTCCTTCAAAAGGTTCTGACCCCGGCTCAAGCTTAAGTCCTAGTAATTCAAATCCTCTTTCAAACATAGACTCCCATTCACCTCTTGAGTCCTTGTCTGCCTGATAGTTTTCTATTACATCTATAGCTATAGAAAATAAATCTTCTTCTTCCATACTATCTGATAAATCACCATACCATTCTGCAATTTCTTCGGAGGGTTCCATTATAACTTCTTCACCTGCAAAATCTACTGTGACTCCACCATCATCTTCTACCTGAAAAGTGGCATTCATATCTGTTTCTTCTGCTGGAGCCATAGGAACTACATTAGATACTTCCTGTGGTATTTGCTCAAATGGATTTCTTTCTGTTGCCATAATTTATCCTACCATTGTTTTACCTACACCCGGACCATAAATCTGATCTAGGAGAGCTATTTCAAAAACATTTTTTCTTTTTGTTGGTTTTTTAGAATATCTTTTTTCTACTTCTTCTAATTCTTTTTTAAACTTTTCTACACCCTTCACTTTTGGAGCTAATAATCCTGATGTGTCTCCCTCTGCTTCTAATAAACTTGTATCATAACTAGGATCATCTTCAGGAGATAAATACATAAGATCACCATCTTTAGTAAAAGCAACAGACTTTCCATCTAATGTATCTGCTAAATATTCTATTCCGGCTGCATCTTTTATGAAATTTCCTAAACCTGTTACTATTCTAGAACCAATATTACCGGGAACAATTAATTGTTGCCACCAAGGTAAATCAGAACCAAGAGGTTTTAAATCCTGTGCTAGTCTATGATCTCTAACAAATGTTCCAGTAAATTCATCATCAGAAGGTCTATCAAGTCCACCTCTTTTTGTAGCTACTGTACCATCAGGTAATCTAGTTGTGCCTCCTAAAATATCTGCACCACCATCGTCTTGATATCCAGATAAAAGACTATCATCAATAACTTCATCATACCAATCAGTTTCTTCATCAAAACTGGTTTGACCATTAGTTTGTCTATAGACCATAGGCATTTCTTGTAGAGAAGATAAACCTCCTCCTTCTTTTCTAAATATATTTGGAACAATATTTCCTTGTCTATCTATACCTACTCTTTCTCCAGCCATTTCAGCTTCTCCTACTAGCCCTGATAAATCTTGTAATTTATTTAATGCAGCAGTTCCTGCTGTTAATGCTATACCTCCGGGTGCAATAGCTCTATAAACCATTGGAACATTTTCATAAGGATTTTTTAATTTTTCAAATGATTGAAAGTTTTCAAGACCACCCACTTTTCCTTGATTAACTAAATCTCCTAATATATCTCCTCTAGTTTTTCCACCAAGTTCAGCATCTTCCAAATCTAAAGGATCTATATTATCTAAAGCAGATTCTCCTACAATACCTGATAGTTGATCAATATAGTTACCAACAACTCCCATAGCACCTTGATTGTTTGGACCAAAACCTGCACCAGCAGCCATAGCAGCCCGACCTATAGGAGTAGAAGACATAGATCTAAAAACATCTTGAGGGTTATTTCCTTCATATTGATTTAAAAATTGATTATAAATATTTTGTTGGTTATCTCTAAATGCAAAGTTTTGAGCAGCTATTCTATCACTAAATGCTCTTTGTTCTCTTTCTTCAGGAGTTTCTCCACCTACATTCTCTGAATCATCTATCACTACAGGAGCAGGTTTAGCTCTTTGTTTTACTTCTATAGCATTACCTAAATCAGGAGGTGTTGTATCAGATTGCATTTGTTCTACATCATCTTCAGTAAAACCAAAAAGACCAAGACCACCACCATTAGCTCTATAGATAGTATTCTCACCTATTCCTTCTAGTCCTGTGCTAATCTGTCCTCCTTGTTTAAATACTTTTTTACCTTTACCTGTTTGTACAGTAAATCCTTTTTTATATTCTGATAGAGTTGGTTTTCTAGCTCCTTTAGCAAATACAAGTGGACCAACTTGTATTACTTCATCTGCTGCTTGTAGAGCCTGACCTGTAGCTTTGTCATAAAAATAACTAGCTCTGTAAGGATTCATTCCTACTTGTATCCACTCTTCTCCTGCTTCATCAATATACTTACCATTCTTTTTTCTTTTTAATAATTGTTCAGCAAAAGAAATTGTATCATCATCTGCTACACTATTCCAATTACCTTCCATTCTTGCAATCGTAGATTTATTAATATCTCCTTTTGAAATTTTAAGTCCTGTCTTAGGACTACTGCCAAAAACTACATTTGTTAGTTTAGCACTTTTAGCATATCCTGTAGCTGGACCTTTTAACCCTTCATGAATACTCACTATCCATTTATTATAATTATCATATGATGGGATATCTAATCTTGTAGCTACTCTTTGACCAGTTAAATCTTTAGTTAATCCTACTATTCCTGTTTTAACTTGCTTTGGTTTTAATGCTCCCACTATTTCATCAAATTCTGGAACATCTATCATATCATCTATAGGTTTAATAGGTAGTTCTGCTTTAGTTATAGCTCTAAATTCTTTTCCTGTTAATTTTCCTTCTTCAAATTGTTTAGCAGCTTTCTTAACTTCAGTACTTTGTTTTTGTCTTTGTGATTTAGGTAAACGATTTTGATCTTTCCATTGTTTACCATACTGTTCTAAAGATTCATCAGATTTAAGTATTGAACTAAGATCTATTTCATCTGCCCCTTTTAAAGCTGCCTTAACTGCTGTCTTACCACCACGTACAGCCATACCAGCTAGAGGAATAGCTCCTAGAGCAGATAGTCCTGTTAAAAGACCTTGCCCACCTGCTTTTACATAATCACCTTCTTGAAAAGCTTCCTTTGTTTTATCAGCATACATACCAGCTTCATATGCAGAAATAGCTTCACCAGTACCGGGAGCTACTGCCAGTGCTAATTGTGATCCTGTATCAAGTCCTTCATATTTAGAATAAAGATTATCTAACACATACTTTGCATTGTCTTGTGTGGAAATCTTCTCAGCTTCTTTTACTGCTTTATTGAAAGTATCTGACATATTATTCCTCTTTGATCCCTACATTATTATACCATAAAATTAACTATTTCACAAGTTAAAAGGTCCAATATGTAGATTTCTCCTCTCTTGGTTCATCATCCCACTCTGGATCATCGGGATGAGTAAGATGCCAAGACTCCTTCATATAGTGAACTGCCATTGTTAATGCATCCACTTGGTCATCATGAGCAGCATTGGGAAACCGTATAAGCTCCTCTATGAGGTCATCTGCCCATTTCTTGTTGGTGGGTATCCATAGACGACCTGCTTCCATGATAGGTGAAGCTGCATAAACTCTGGATACCTTATCTCTATCTGGATTATATTCCATTACTGGTAGTCCACCTCTTCTCATATCCTGTATAAGAGACTGACCACTTGCCTTTTTCTCTATCATACATACATCAGGTCTATGCTCACTGTATAGTTTCTGTGCAAGCTTTCTTAGTTCGGGATATTCAAATCTACCTTTGATGTTTCCTAAAAGTATTAAATTTGGTACAAAGTTCTCATACCCACTATCATCCTGATCATACATGTAGAATATACCCCATGTCTGAATAACACTGAAGTCTGCTGTAGTTCTGGTAGAGAAAGCTGTATCATAGGTCTGTATAACAAACTCACAGCTAGGAGGTTCAGGCTCTTCCCAACTCTGTAGCCATTTCTTTTTAATTAGACCACCTTCTTCTGGTGTAGGATCTTGCATATACAGAGAGTTCCAATATCTAGCTCCATTACTAGCTTTGATTTCATTCTCATCTATTTGAAGTATATGATCTGGTTTCCACTCTGGAAAGTAGCTAGAACCTACAGGAAGGTCTAGTAGCTCTGATGACTCTTCGTCTATCCAAGCCGGGATTTTAATAACTTCCCAAGGGGTTGTCTCATATTCTGACATATTCTCCTGTTGCTTGAGAAGCCATCCACATAAATCATCATAGTGATATCGAGTATTGATAATGACTATAGCACCATTTGGCATGATACGAGTCCGAAGACCTGCTGGATACCATTCCTTGATATATCTTCTACCTGCTTCTGAATAGGAATCTTCTTCAGACATTACATCATCTAGGATTGCTATATGAGCACCTCGACCTGCTATCTGTGATCTAACACCAGCAGCATAATAAGTACCCCCTTGGTTTGTCTTCCACTTACCAGCAGCCCGAACATCACTTCTTAGTTGGACACCATGAAAGATTTTAGTAAACTCTTCTGTGTTTACAATGTCTCTTACAGATCTGCCAAAGTCGGACGACAGTTGATCACTGTGAGATACCGTTAATATTTCATGTTCAGGGTTACGACCTATATACCATGCAGGAAATAGCTTAGAACATATAACTGACTTAGAAGAACGTGGAGGAAGAAAGACCATCAATCTTTTTATTTCTCCTTCTTCTAGTTGTTTTAACTTATTAGATATAACTTCTATATGTTTACCCATCTGAAAGTCAGACACAAGAGAAGGAGCCATTAAACGGACAAATGTTAGAAAGTCCGAATGTGAATCCATATTAACTTTTTGTGAAAGGAGTCCATTAAGATTTATAAAAGACTCTAGATAATTACTATTTAAATTCTCCATAGTATATATTATACACTATAATTAGTAATTATACAAATATTATTTATATAATAATAAAAATAATAATAATAATATACTATAAAGGAACTAAGAAGGAACTAAATAGTACCCGGCTTTGCCCCATAGATTTTAGGTAATTTTCCCAGAGTCCCTTTTCTTATAATACGATAAAATGCTGCCGAGTTTTTTTTCCCACCCCACAAATATATTGTCTAGTCACTATCCAGAAAATAAAAAAGAGATACCTTAATTTAATTCAGACAAAAAAGAGAATTGATAATTGACTAGGTAATTCTTAACAAGGGTTCCTCTCTTTTTATTCTTATCAGTCCCAAACCCTAGCAAAACCAAGACAACAACTATTCAGCAATTAACAAACCAGTTCGACAATGAGTTATCCAATACCCGATTTTATTAATTAAAAAGCTAACAATAATATACGTTTTAAAATCGTTTATAAAATAGGGGTTATTTTGCTTAATTATTTATTAACTAAATTAGTATAATAATGTTTGTCTGAAGTGTTTTTTTAGTGTAAAATTCGGGTACACAGACCATGCAAAAAATTTAAACTTTGAAAGGAAATTTAAAAATGAAAAAAACAAATAGAAATAAGACAGAAGAAATAGCCATTATTGAGTATTTAAAAATTATGATTGATGGTCGTTTATTTGGCACTCAATACTCACTAGATAATCAAAGTGAGTTTTTAGAGCCCAACGAAAAATATAACAATAGTTTAACAAAGGAACAGAATTTGAAAAGAATAGGTAAAATTATTAGGGAAGAGTTTGTAGCTTGTCCTTTTTATAAATCCTTTTATGAACTAGGTGATATTTGGTTTGCTGATGCTATATTGGATAAGTTATTCGAGTATTATGACAATAAGTATGGCATTTATAAATGGGAATGTAATTTGAAATAAAAACTAAATAACCCCTTACAACCCCTTGATCCATTAAATTGGTTAAGGGGTTTTGGGGTGAAAACTTAAATTTTGAAAGGAAATAAAATGCTAGTTAAAGAAGCTAAAAAATTTGGTAATATATCCAATGGTAATACAAAGATGCCAAGCACTAGTTTTGCAATAGATGCTTTTAGTTGCATTACTGGCTCAAAACTTGCCAAGATTAAGGGGACACCGTGCAATGTGTGTTATGCTAGACGGCTCCAAAAGATTAGACCAAGTGTCGACAAAGGATATAAATCTAACCTTGAAAAGTTTAATAGCTCTAATGTCAATAATTGGGTTAGTGCTATGGTTTTTCAAATAACAAGACAGACTGAAAAGATAGGAATATATAAGCATCGTTGGTTTGATAGTGGAGATTTACAAAGTATTGAGATGTTACAAGCTATAATTGATGTTTGTTTATTGACACCTCATATTAAGCATTGGTTGCCAACACAAGAAAGAGACATAATAAAACAGATTAAAACTATACCTGATAACCTAGTAATAAGATTATCTGGATCAAAAATAAATGGTAAACCACCAAGTTATGCCAATACTTCCACAGTGTTTAACAAAGACGGGCAAGCATTCGACAATGAGTGTCCAGCCTATAGAACAGATAAAAGTTTTACAGTATGGGACAAGCTAAAATTTAAAGCATTATCTAGAGCAGATAAAAAAGAGCTAGACTTTGGACATTGTGGGGATTGTTCCAATTGTTGGAATAAGAACATAAAGAATGTCAGTTATCCAGCCCATTAATTAATTTTCCTTTCTAACTTGATAGGCTAGCCATTAATTTGGCTAGTCTTTTTTTTTATAAATAAATTGAGTGTTGACAGTGACATAATAGCAACACCTAAACTACAGTGATATAAATGTAACACAAAATATTTTTTTTATTTAGCATAGCAGAAAAGACTTGACAGTGACATAATAGCAACACAATAGAACAAAACGTGAACAAAATATGTACGTTTACAGAACTCTATCTTTTATATAGTAAGGTACTGGTGAGTAGCAGATTGCTCTGTATGGCTCTTAAAATCCCTGCTGGAGGTGTCAAGCATAAAATGTAGGTTAGTTATGTAAACAAGTCATAGCAGGTATGCAATAATAACATTACTCAATATGTTTTTTTATGGTACATTAAATACAGTTTGAACATTAACAAAATTATGGAAGGTTAAAACTATGAGTATTTTTTCTGATATAAAAACAGCAGTTAGTTTGTTTAAGGATAGAGATAATATAGCAGAATTATATAAACTTGATAAGGCTATAACACAGGCTTGCTCTATTGACAGAACAAATAGTGGTAAGAATACAGGCTATTCTGTAGAGCCTACACCAAAGAATGATGGTATAAAAATTTGTAAGGGAAAAAATGTACGTTACATAATGAAAGAAAGCAACCCTACAAACTGGACAATGCCATTTATACTTGATAACGAACCTATATAAATAACCTCCCATGTCCTGAGTCACGACAATAAACTGACTCAATTTTACGTTTAATATATAGAGGAATAAAAAATGAAACAAAAGATATTAGATTTTCTAGGGGTAACAATGATATTTCTAGTGGGGTTTATTTATTTTTATTTATTTACTTGATAGGGGAATGAATAATGTATTATGAAAAGATAGAACAGGAAGAATACAATAGCCATATCTTTATGAAAAAAGTTAGGAGACATAGAAACATAGGTATATCTATTCTCATTGTACAAATAATGGGAGGTATTTATTTATTATTTAATACTTGACAGTACCCGTTGGTATATGTTAGTATAGATTATAAAATAAGAAAGGATAAAAAAATGAGCAATGATTTTAGATTTGAAATACAGATGGAAAATTTATTTCTTAAACATCTCAAGGTAGTTCAACAAGACTTTGATTTACCTGAAGAAGTACAAGAACAAATAGCAGAAGCTAGAGCAATGAAAGAATTAGATAGAGAAGAAGAACTCCCCTCATATACTGATCTTTATGAAGAAGTAGATGATGATCCTTTTAATTGTAATACAGCTCACCTTGAAGAGGTAGATTATCATAAAAGAAAATATTTGGAAGAGTACAGAGAGTTAGAAAAAGAGGTAGAATAAAATGAGTAATATACATAACGAGAGAATACTAGAAAATTTATTTGATAAGCACCTCGAAATAGTTGAAAGAGATTTTGATTTACCTGAAGAGGTACAAGAAAGAATAGCAATAGCTAGAGCCAAAGCAGAATGGAAGGAAATGGAGTAATGACAGATAGAAAAATTAATCTCAATGAGTTTGCTAGATGGAGAAACTGCATTGCAATGATGTATGATTCCAAACTACCTAGCTGGTACTACAACGATAAAGAATGTCGAGCAGAATATGTTAGGCAATTAGATAACCCAATGTTTGATTTAACAGAGGAGTAAATACTATGACCGATAAAGAAATATTAAATGCATGGGCTGAGTTAAACTACTTAGAAGAATTGTTAGATGAGTTCTCTCATACAAAAAAACCGACCAATAAACAATACAGACAAATAGATAAATCTTTTATTTATCTTGAGAAAATATTAAATGAGAAGGGACAGACTGATGCCATACAGTGATCCAGATAAACAAAGAGAGTATCAAAGAAAGTGGATGCAAAGAGAGGGTAGAAGTAAACCAGCTATAGGAACCAAAAGATTTTTCTATTCGTCTTGTTCTAAATTAAAAATTAAGGCCAGAGATAATAACATAGAATTTAATTTAGATTCCAAATACTTACAGGATATTTTTCCTAGAGATAACAAGTGTCCAGCACTAGGATTTACTTTCAAGAGAGGTGATGGTAAGAGGATAGATGAATCCCCTACACTAGATAGGATTGTACCTAATAAAGGGTATGTAAAAGGGAATGTGCAATGGGTGTCTGGATTAGCTAATCAGATAATGTCCAGTGCCACAGCAGACCAAGTAATTCAAGTGGGAAAATACTTTAAACAAATAGAGGAGCAAGGATTATGACCGATAAAGAAGTATTGGATACACTGGATAGCTTGTTAGATGAGCTATCCTATAGAAAGATATTGCCCAACAAACAATACAAACAAATAGATGAAGCATTTATTTATCTTGAAAAAATATTAAATGAGAAGGAGATAGAGAATGAAACTACCTGATAATACCTTTTGGGTACTGATAGGAATAGTAGTAATGATGCTACTAATGATACCAATACTAGAATATGGAGGATACTATGGCTAAATCATTACATGAGTACAAAGTACAGACTATGATTGATAGAGAAACTATCAAGAGACTGACCAAAGAAAACGAAGTTCTAAAGACTGAGATGAAAACTTTACAGGGTCAGTTGCAGAACCAATATGTTAGGACTAAGGAATTGATAGATGAAAAACAAGAACCCATACTGGGAAATACTAAGGAAACTAAAACATAAAATAGTTCTTGACAAGAAGGGTAGAAGGAGTTATACTAGAAAAAGAAAACATGGAAAGGAGTTTGAACATGGAGACTAGACTAAGGAATGTTAAGGATGTAGAGATTGTGAGATCAAAGAATCAATTAATAGAAGATGGTTCTCACTTTACAGACTTTCATGTTACTTGTGCTGATGGCAGTACATTTAGATTAGAGTTAGCTAGTGATAGCAGATTAACAATTAGAGAGAGGCTTTAGATATGAAACGAATTACTTTATACGAATCAGATTTTGCAGTAAATTCTTTTGCATACCATGAGATATGTGATTGCTTTGATATTCTCCCAGACTTTGAAACAGGTGAGTATCCAGATACTATTGTTATTACTTGTTCAGATGCCCAAGTTAGTAGGGCTTAGATACTAACAACTATATGGAGTGTGTTATGAGTAAAAGATTTATAGATTCAGATGAAGTATATAACTTTATGAACAATCCTAATGATGCTTGGATATATCCTATGGTTGAGAGTTACATTGACCAAGCTGGCTTAGATTTAGATGAGGAGTTTGATGTAACAGAGTTGAATGAATGGCTTGAAGATGAACTATCAATTATTCAAGATGGGTTTAATAATTACCTTGACTATCACTGATAATTATGTTACAATAGTAAGAGGATAAAGATATGAACTGTTGGCATTGTCATACTCGACTGATCTGGGGTGGTGATCACGACATAGAAGAAGAAGATGAGAACTATAGCATGGTCACTAACCTGAGTTGCCCTCACTGTGAGTGTATAGTAGACGTATATTATCCAAAGGAGAAAGAGAATGAGTAACTTAGTAGTGTTTAACGATAGCCATCAGAGTGATGGTTTTGAAAAAGGTGTTGCTCTAATCAATAAGAAATTAGAGAAGCATGAGTTAAGAGTTAAGTTACAATTTATAGAAGACTATGAGAGTGATGAAGGGGAGTATGCATGGGCTGTGTCTGTAGTGCCTGATGATCTGCCTGTATCTGAGAGAGAAGAAGAGGAGAAAGAAGATGAATGATAAGATAGGTTATTACATTGCCAATGTTAATGAACGTCATGGGGAATTTTTCTGCCCTATTACGTTTTTGTTTTCAACAAAGAGTGATCCTGCCGAAGAGCATTTACGACAGGTTCAAGATTGGTATGATATAGAGCTTAACGAAACTGAAGAAGGGTCGGAAGAGTATTGGAATGATAGCATGACTTACAGTGCTGGACACTTACATTCTATCTCTAGAGAAACATTCATGGAGCTAAAAAAAGAGGGAGTGTTTAGCATATTATGTGAGGAGAAAGAAGATGATTGATAAGCAATTAATCATAGAAAATTTAAAGAATGTATTTGATCCAGAGATACCCTCTGCTAGTCTATATGATCTTGGATTGATCTATGATATTGCTATCAATGAGAGAGAACA